GGGACGCAGAGGCTCGACCCTCGCGAGTTTTTCGAATCTGTAGATTGGATTCAGCCAGTTCGTTAGAAACTCGATCGATTGCCTGTATCGCAACTGCGAAATTGGAGTATCCTCGCCGCTCATGAACCACGTACTTCTCGATCGAACCGGTCCCGGCACCAAGCCAGCGGGCTACGTCAAGAGCCAAGACCTCAAAGACTTGGACAAGGCGAAGGCACGTCTTGAAACGATCAAGGCCGAGCGACAAGAACTTGCTCACAACATCGATCTCGGCAAGTACGTGAACCGCGATGCCGTCAAGCAAGCCGCCGCGACGACGATCGCGATGTTCAGCCAGACCATTCGCTCGATACCCGACTCGATCGAGCGCAGGTTGGGCGTCGAGCCTCGGGTGGTTGAAGCCATCAGCCAAGCGCTCGATGCGGCGCTGGCAGACCTTGCCGATCAGTTGAATCTGATGGCCGGTCGAGATGATTGACGAATCAGATCACTACCTGACCGCTTTCGGGGACATCGCCGAAGCTCAAGCGGCACTGCGCCCACCGCGGCGCATCACCGTTGCCGAAGGCGCCGCACAGGCGATGGTGATCAAGCAGCCAGGCTTGCCGACCGAGCCGTGGTCAGCGGCTGAGACGCCCTACATGGTCGAACCAATGAACTGTTTGGCGAGCCGCATCCACGAGGCGGTCGCGTTCGCCGGACCAGCTCGCTCGGGCAAGACGATGGGCTTCAGCGACGCGTGGGTTGCGCATGTGGTCGACAACGATCCCGGCGACATGATGATCGTGCAGATGTCGCAGGACAAGGCGCGCGAGTTCAGCAAGACGCGGATCGATCGCATGTTGGAGAACAGCCCAAGGCTGCGCGCACTGCGCTCGGGGCTCGCGTCCGACGACAACACCCACGACAAGCGGTTCAAGCACGGTATGTGGTTGCGGATCGCATGGCCCACGGCCACCAACCTATCCGGCAGTGACTACCGCTACGTCAGCGTGCCCGACTACGACCGAACGCCCGACGATATCCAGGGTGAAGGCTCGAAGTTTGCCCTCGCTCGGAAGCGCACTACGACGTTCATGTCCCGCGGGATGACCGCGGCCGAATCATCGCCCGGCCGACCGCGCCTCGATCCCAACTGGGTTCCAGCGACTGCGCATGAGGCACCTCCGGTCGGCACGAAGGCCGAAGGCTCGGGAATTCTTGGCATCTACAACCAAGGTGATCGCCGACGTTGGTACTGGCCGTGCTTCGATTGCCGTGAATGCTTCGAGGCGACACCGGGGCTCGGGTTGTTCGGTCTACCGTCCGACGATGAACTGCTTGAGATGGTGCGCGAAGCTGATCTCGACGCGCTCGCCAAGCAATACGCGCGAATCATCTGTCCGCATTGTGGTTCCCTGATCACTGCGAAGTTCAAAGGTGAGTTGAATACGCGGGGGCGCTGGGTGCCGGACGGTCAGATGCTGACGGCGGATGGCGAACTGGTCGGAACCCCGTTCACGTCTTCGATCGCGAGCTTTTGGCTCGGTGGTGTGGCCGCAACCTATCAACCGTGGCATTCCTTGCTGCAACGATTCTTCCAAGGTTTGCGCGAGTACGCACTGAACGGCTCGGAACAGGCGCTGCAAACGACGGTGAACACTGATCAGGCGATGCCGTACATGAGCCGCCACTTGATCGAAGGGCGCGCTGATAACTTGGCACCTGCCGACCGTGCCGACAAGAATCATCAACGGTTCATTGTTCCTGACTGGGCGCGCTGCATCATCGTCTCGGTTGACGTACAGGGCGGCTCGACCGCGAGGTTTATCGTTCAGGCGTTCGCCGTCGGGCCGTATCGTGAGAAGTATCTGCTCGATCGCTACGAGATTCGGACTTCGAAGCGTCCAGGCATGGGCGAAGAATACGCACCCATCGATCCCGCGCGCTATGCAGAAGATTGGGACTTGCTCACGGAGAAGATCGTTCGAGCCACCTACCGGACAACCACTCCCGGCCGCGAACTCCGGGTCAAGCTCACTGTGGTTGATACGGGCGGTGAGCACATTGCGGTCAAGGAGGGAGTCAGTGATAAGGCATACGCCTGGCACCGTCGACTGCGACGCGAGGGCCTGCAGACTCGCGTGATGCTCTCCAAGGGCAACAACACCAAGACCGATTGGTTAATCAAGGAGACCTGGGTTGGCCGTCGCAACACGCGAGAAGATGGTGATGTGCCTCTCTACTTGCTGAACCCGAATCTTCTCAAGGACATCGTTTCGACGGGCCTCAAGCGCATAGAGCCGGGACCGGGCTACTACCACTTCCCCGTGCCCAAGGGGCCGATGAACCCGAACGGATGGTTAGCGAAGTCATTCTTTGATGAGCTGCAAGCCGAGACGCGCAACGAGAGCGGCACATGGATGCAAATTCGCAAGCGCAACGACGGCTTTGACCTTTGCGTGATGGCCGAAGGTGGTTGCCTGCGGCTCGGGCTCGACAAGGTGAACTGGGCTGACGACAGTTCGTTGCCAGGGTGGCTTCAGCCACTCGACCGGAACACCGAGATCATCACGGATGATCAACGCCGCGAGCTGCAGACCAAGGTGGCACCGACAGTCGCTACGCGGCGCATCGCCAGATCGAGCTACGTGGGTTGACGCCGCGTTTCGCGTCTGCCAAACTTTAGACGGGTCTCCCTGATCCTTGCAAAGAGGGCTAGTTCCCCCGGTGGCTCACGCTGCCGGGGGATTTTTCGTTGGGAGCTTGCCGGTGAGTTGGTAGTTCTCGTAGGCCATCTCGGCTGCGAGACGCACACCGCGGGACATGTTGCCTTCACCTATGACAGCCAGCAATTCAACCGTGCGCTTGTCGAGCGAGAACGTGCACTGCGAAGTGCGCACGTGCGGTGGCAATTCGTTCTTCGGACCGGGCTTGTTGGGCATGTCGAATGATAAGTATCAATCGACAGGAATTTCGCACGTGAAATAAAACCGCAGACAGGAATTTCGCAAGTGCGGACAGAATGCGCCCCAACGCACAGGGCGAAGCATGGCAACGACACCTCCGACGCTCGACGATCTTCAAGCGCGACTCAACGAGATCAACGCGGCCATCGCGTCGCCCGAACGTCAGGTCACGTTGGGCTCGCAGAACATCACGCTGCGTTCGATCGATGATTTGAACAAAGCTCGGCTGCGGATCGAGGCCGACATCAACAACCTGAACGCAGCCACCGACCCCGTGCCGCGCGTCAAACGCATCTTCGGCACCTACTCCGGTCGGGGGTTTAACGATGGTTGCTAAGGCGCAGGCTCGCAAGTCCGCGGCCAAGCCGGCACCGAAGGCTGCATCAAAGCGCCCCTACGTGCCCACCGGCAATCCGGTCGGCCGTCCGTCCAATGCCAAGAAGGCCGTCGCCGTTGCTGCGGGCAAGGCCGCGGGCTCGGGTGTCATCGTCAACCGCTACGACGCGGCCGGCATGGGCCGGCGCATGCGAGGTTGGAACCCGCCGACTAGCGGCCCGAACACAGCAATCACTGGCTTGCAGAAGATTCGCGATCGCGCTCGTGACAGCGCGCGCAACGACTGGTCAGGTGAATCGGGTCTGCAGAAGTGGACGACGACTCTTGTCGGGATCGGCATCACGCCGCGCTTCAAGCGAGTGCCCAAGGGTCGCAAGCAGGCGATCATCGATCTCTACAACGATTGGGTGAAGATCGCAGACGCTGACTGCGTGCTCGATTTCTACGGCGTGCAGACGCTCGGCGTGCGCGCCTGGTTGGAAGCTGGGGAAGTGTTCATGCGGCTGCGCCCGCGTTCGGTCGATGCCGGGCTCGTGGTGCCGTTCCAAGTGCAGCTTGTCGAAGCCGAGTACGTGCCGCTGTTCGATACCGACACGTTTCCGGGTCTCGCGGTCGGCAATAAGATTCGCTCGGGCATCGAGTTCAACGCCTACGGGCGCCGCATCGCGTACTGGATGTACAAGGCGAACCCGAACGATTTTCAGACGTTGGGCACAAGCTCAGTACCGTCAGCAGGTAACCTGATCCGCGTTGCGGCCAGCCAGGTCAAGCACATCTACATGCCGAATCGACCCGGCGCCTTGCGCGGGGTCTCGATGTTCGCCTCGATCATGGCGAAGGCCCGCGACCGCGGCGACTACGAAGATGCAGTTCGCCTTCGTCAGAAGCTCGCCAATCTGTTCGTTGCGTTCATCAAAAACGAGCTGCCCGATGGCACGCAGGCCGGCGATGTCGATCCGCTGACCAATCTTCCGGTCATGCGGTCCGAGACGAATGAGCCGTTGGCCGAACTCGCGCCAGGCTTGTTCCAAGAGCTTGACGTGGGCCAGTCCGTCGACTTCAGCAACCCGCCCGAGGCGGGCACGATGTACAGCCAGTACGTGCGCACCGAGCTGATGGGCGAAGCCGCGGGCCAAGGCATGCCCTACGAGCTGTTCAGCGGCGACATCGTGAACGTCAGCGATCGAACGCTGCGCGTGATCCTGAACGAGTTCCGCCGCTTCGCGAAGCAGCGGCAGTGGCAAGTGATCATCCCGATGCTGTGCCAGCCAGCGATCGAAGGGTTCGCCGATGCCTGCGTGCTGATCGGCAAGGTCGGCATTGCCGAAGTCGAGAACGTCAAACGCGTCGAGTGGGCGCCGCACGGGTTCGAGTACATCCATCCGGTCCAAGACCCGCAGGGCAAGAAGCTCGAAGTTGACGCCGGCTTCCGTTCGCGGTCGAGTGTCATCGGTGAGCGTGGCGACGATCCCGATGAGGTGGACGACGAACGCGCAACCGATCAAGAGCGCGAGAAGTCGTTGGGTATCGATGTACCGATCGTGCTGGGCACGGGTGAGTCGGCGGGCAAGGCGAATGCGGGTACACCGCCAGCGGAACCGAAGAAGCCTGCGAAGGCGGAACTCGTCATGCACGCGGAGCTGCGGAACGATATCGACACTAAGTTGGAATCGGCGACGAAGATGCTGGTTGATTCCCACGCGACGATCGTTGAAGTCGTTAGTAAGGTCGATGACAAGACCCAAGCCAGCATTGCCGAGTTGAAGGATGAACTCGCGTCCGAGCGCAGCATCAATCGGTCTTACCGTGAACAGGAGACCGCGGATCGCAAAGAAGATCGAGAAGCGCTCAAGCTATGTCGAGAAGAGATGCTCGGCGTATTGGCAAGGTCTCAGTCTCAAGCACAAGACGCCGTTCAACTCGCTCGTGAGGCGGGAGATGTGAGCCGTCGCGCCGTCGCCGTAGCTGAAGGTGCCCTTCATGTGTTTCAGTCGCTCGCCGGCCGGCCCGAGCAGACGATCGAGACCCACGTTCATCTCCCTGACCAACACATCGAAGCGAAAGCCGGCGATGTGAAGTTGACTGCGGTCTTGTCCATGCCCGAGCGTGTGACCACGAGCACTGTGACACGCGATGCGAAAGGCGATATCAAAGGTGTCCGTCAAGTCGAGAAGGACGCTGACGATGGAGCCGGCGCGTGAGCACACCGGCCGAAGACGTATGGAACTTCGTCCTGCCCAACGGCATGACTGCCGCCAACACCATGCTGCAGATGCAGAAGCTCATGGTGGAGATGTGGCGTCTGCAAGGTCTCGACGTGAACAACCCGCTGGTGGTTGGTCTGACGACGCGGGTCAGCGAAACGATCGAGCAAAGCATTCACACGGCCAGCGACGGCACGGTCACGGTTCAGCGGACCGACACCGCGGTGGTGACACCTCCGCTCGACGGAGTTCCTGGCGGCATCACGCTGGGGTTGGAACAACTAGCTCTCGGTAACGGGGCATTGGCACTGGTATGACCGAACTTCTCAAAATCGTTCCGCTCGATGGCGGTGATCCGGTTGCTGCGACGACGGAGCAAAAGCAGAACATCAAAGATGAGCTTGGCATCCAAGACGACATCGACACGGCAGTTGCCGCCGCCACAGGTGGTGTAGTTTCGCTCGGCGTGTTCGCAGGGATCGTGCCATTTAGAAGCAACGGCTACTTCGCACCGATCACCGTAAGTGGTGTCACAAGCTTTACTGCTTCGGACGAGGTGACACCGACACCACTCAGCACGGTCTACCTGCGCGTGATCTCAGACGGCATTCACGTGCCGACGTTCGTTGGTATGAGCGAGTTGATCGGAAGCAACGGGTATGACAACCGGTCGGGGATCGTCAACCTCGTTTCGATGTTCTATGACGGTACGGGCTATCTGTACAGCATCGCGCAAATGGTCGGTGCAGAGCCCGCAGACCTTATTGCACCAACAGTCAGCACTCGGGTTGTCGCGGATGACACAAGTTCGCGCATCGATCTCCTATTCAACGAAGCGATGGATCAAACCATCACCACTCCCGCAAGCGCATTTGCGGTCAGTAGTGGACATGCTCTCACTGGAAACTTGGTGTGGGACGACGCAACGCACGCACACTTGGTCACGTCAACAGCATTTGTGAATGGCGAGGCTGCACGCACGCTGGGCTACGTACAACCGGGATCGAACCAAGTCGCCGATCTGGCAGGAAATCCTTTGGCGAACTTTAGCGGCGGCGCGATCGCGAACAACGTCCTGTCGGCGGATTCGACCGCGCCGACTGTTTCTGCAATCGCAGTCGTGAACAGTCAATCGGGCCGTGTCGCTTGGACCTTTAGCGAGCTGATGAATCAGACCATCGTGACGCCAGCTTCAACTGCTTCGGTCAGTTCAGGTCACACGCTCACAGGCAATTTCACCTGGGTTGACTCGACGCACGGCTACTGGACGACATCCACCGACTTTGCTCCTCTTGAAACGAAGACACAGAGCTACACGCAGCCCGGTTCGAATGGAATCCAAGACTTGGCTGGCAATCTTCTCGCGAGCTTCTCTGGTGCGGCGATCGCGTGTCACGTGGATCGGAGTGAGACCTTTGATCGGACAGACTCAAGCACGCTCGACGTACCCAGCGACGGAGGCCCTGCATGGGAAGAGCTGTTTGGAACTGGCTTCGCCATTGTTTCGAACAAAGCACAGATCACGCTTGCCAGCGATACATATGTTTTGGTGGCTCTCGATTTGGGGACGACCTCATACACAGTCACCTTTCGTGGGGTGACGACCACCGGTGAGATTCGACTGCCTGTGCGCCTGCTCGACGCAGACAACCGTTTCGAGATGGTGTTCAACGCAGACGGCACAGCGGAGATGGTCAAGAACACTTCTCCCCCTGCGTTTCAAGCTAGCGGCGGTACATCTACATGGACGCCCGGCACACCGATCGATGTTCAGTTCGTCGTGAGCCCCACGACAGTCATTGTTCGAACTGCCCAAGCGGGCGTGTCTAGCGGTGCCTTCGTCACACGCATCACCTTCAACAACACCGAACTCAACACGGCTACAAAGATCGGCATGGCCCTGTATTACGCGGGCACGATGACTGTCGATCTGATCGAGTTCGCCTGATGTTGCTGCCCACGTTGCTCGCTAGCAGCCGCCCTATCCGGTCGGTCACGTTTGGCACACCATATCGGTACGACAGTGCCTTTCCGATTCGGCAAGTTCTTGCTGATACTTGGTACAACACTTGGGCCGATGACGACGAAATCTATTCGATCGCGTGCGACTGGTTCGGTTGGGACGCATCCAATGGAACCATTGGCCGCAATTGGTCGCTGAATAGGCTATCCACGTTCGGAAATGACACGGTTGGGACCGTGATCAACACAATGGACGCTTACGGTGTCAACGGCGCGTCGGGCACAGATGGGGCGATGTACAAGGCCTGTGGCTTGATCTCGATCGGGGGCACCCTTTACGCCACAGTCGCGCGTCAGGTCTACGGCAGCGATGCATCCGACTACGTTCAGTTTTCATCGGACGCGCAGATCATCAAGTCAATCGATCATGGCGAAACATGGACCCCTAGCCCGCCCGGCACCGCACAACCGTTCGCTGCTCCAACGTGGCCCGGCACAAGGTTCTCATCCCCATCCTTCGTGATGTACGGCAAGGACTACCAGGGCAACCGGCGCCACAACTCGGACAGATATGTCTACGCAATGTCGCCTGACGGTGTTTGGAACAACGGCAACTCGCTTGTGATCGGTCGCTGCTTGATCTCCGACATGCCGAACTTGGACGGTGCGGACTGGTCCTACTACCAGGGTGGCAACGGGACGCTCGATTCGGCATGGGGTTCCATCGAGACCGCGGAGTTGATCGTCCATAAGACAAACGGCGTAGGGCAAGTATCCGTTCATTTCCTGCCGGCCTTCAATCGATACGTGATGTTTGAGTGGTCCTACCCAGGCATTCCGGATGGCGTGACCACCTCAGGGGTCACGCCCGTGGTTGGGCATTCCATATGGGACATATACGACGGCGAGGCCCCATGGGGGCCGTGGAAGTTGATTCAAACGACCGACTGGCCGACTGAAGGCTTCTACAACCCGACGGTCATTCAGAAATCACTCATCACTGACGGGGGTCGCAACGTGCGACTCGCAACCACGGGCGACTTCAGTCAGTACGCCGACCCCGAGGGCCCATATACGTTGACCCTTATGGATGCTCGGTTCAACTGAAGCCATGAGCCTCAATCCCCGCTCCATCGCACTGCAAGGCATCGGCTATGGACCGTTGCACGTCGCGCTGCA